AATTTTACTTCCAGCAGAAACGGCTAATTTAATTGCCGATAACCACATGTTAGTACCAAGTAGCTTTTACAGGTTTTTTATCAGCTCTTAAAGCTTTAGTTCCTTTTACAGTAACTACTTCTGCTTTAGTGCCGCTTGTCATAGGAATAGTAACTCCGCCTGTTGCATAACCATCAGCTCCAGCTCCTAGTTCTTTTACAACTTTAGGGTCTTTATTCATAAAACCTGAACCTTTAGTCCAATCTTTGCTCATAATGTTTCTCCTTGTTAATAGTATAGTTAATTTTTCTTAAAATTTCTACCAAAATCGTGAATCTTACTTTGATCTGCCATTGTTTGTTTAGCCAAAGAGACTCCTGCACGTAATCCAGCTAATTCTTCGTTTTGTTCTAGCTTTTCATCGTGTTGTTGGTCGTTCATCATAGCTCTCATAGTGTCTAAATCAAGTCTTGCTTCATTATTTGCATTTCTGTCTTGATCAGCTCTAGCTTTTAAGTCTAATTCTCTAGATTTTAGTTTTAATAGTGGATCACCACCTACTTCAGAACTAATTTTGTCTTCTTCTTTAGCATAATCCATAGTCATTTCTGCAATTAACACTGCTTTTCTAGCTTCAATCGCATCTGTAATCTGTTTTACACGTTGTTGACTCTGCATGGCCATTGGATTTTGTTGCATCATCATTGGATTTTGCATTAATGGTGCTAATTGTTGTTGAATCATTTTTAATTCTTGCATTTCTTCAACAAATTCTATTTGTACTTGCTCTTGTGCCATTAAACTTATGTGTTCAAGTATATTTTTTTGTAAACTCATCATTGCCATTGGATTATTTTGTACCATAGAGATTGACATAAAACTTAAATGCGCATCAATGTGAGCTTTGTGGTCTTGTCCTGGAAAAGCTTGAAAAGGTTTACCACTAATAGACAAAATATGTTCTATACTTGGGTCCATTGGTTGTGGTTGTTGTGGTGGTGGTAAAATTGCATTTATATTTTTAATACCAAACGCTTCATACATAGATCTATACGCTTGATACATGTTATGCATTTTAGGATTTGATTGAGCTAATTGTAATTGTGCTTGAGCCATAGAAATTCTTTGTGTTTGAGAATAAATGTTTGGATCTGCAACAGGTAAAATATCTATCTTGTCATCAAAGTCTAAAACTTTAATATTTCTTTGTGCACCTGGAACATCATAAGGATATTCAGGAGGTAAATAAGTTTTAAATACTTCTGCTAGTAATTTAAATTCTGATTTTAAACCAACATACAATCTTTTGTGAATCGCTGACATTACACGAGAACCACGTTCTAATAATGCAACAGTTGTACCAACTGCAGCTTGTTGATTCATATCTCCAACTTGTGAATCTGCAATACTTGCAAATCTTTGAGCAGAGCTAACACAAATACCCATTAACTGTAATAAAGTTCCATCAGGACCTTTAAATGGTAATTGCATAAACTGATCTTTAATATTTCCACCCGGTACATCTACATCTCTGAACTCACCAGGTTGTAATGGCTGTGCATCGTCTCTCATTCTAACTCCTCTGGTTTTAAAACCAGCAGGTAAATTAGCTAAAGTTCCAGCATCTAATAATTGTCTTAAAGCAACAGTAGCTGTACGTGACAACCCACCAATCATATGAATTAAACCTAAACCATAGAAACCCATTCCTGGTAAAAACTTAAAGTGTACAAAATAATCCTTTTTCTTTTTTAATGGATCTTCTGCAGCATAGTTTCTTCTAATAGATAAAATTTTTCCATTCGCTTCATCCATAGTAATGATGTAAGGCAGTTTAATTCCAGTGGGCTCACCATCTTCAGGATTCACATCTTCGTATCCTTCCAAGTCTACGTTGACATGCATTTCTAAAATTGTGTACATGTCTTCACTACCGTTTTGAGTAATGCCTTCTAATTCTAGTTCTTTTTGTTTTAATTGATTTTCTGTAACTGGCGGTTCTCCCAAATCAATGTCTTTGTAAAAGCCATTGATTTGTTGTTTACGTAAATCATTTTGAGAAATACGTATAACATGGATTACAGCTTCCGCATCTTCTAATGAGGTAGCAGAGTACGGCACCACTAAATCGTCAGCGGGTATAAATTTAGAAACAGCTCTACCTAAAAGATCATCATAGTAAACTTTCTTAAAGGTAGAACCACTTAGGGGTAAGTAGAAAAGCATTTGATCAAACTCTGGTTCATATTCTTTCATCTGATCCATAATTTGATAATTCATAAAATCTTTAACACGTTTAGATTGCTCTTCTTTAGGAACATTAATATCTCCTAAAATTTGAGTTCTAACCGGACCTTCTGCAGGTAATAATTCTTTGTAAGCTTGAGCTTGAAATTGTGTTACAGCTTCTGCTAATACTGGGTGAGTAACTGAACTTGCTCCTCTAAAAGGTTCTGTTCTAGTTATATATTTAAATCCAAGTAGATTTAATCCTTCTTTATAACTTTCTTCCCAATCTTGTCTTGACTGTTTGTAATCTTTATACTTATCCATTAGTTCTGAACCTAATGAATCTAAATCTTGATCATCTATAAATTCTGCTAAGTTAGCGTTATGATCTTCGCCTCCTATAGGGTCTTTTTCATTTGGATCGAAGTTAATAGTTGCACTACCATCTTCTTCCATTTCAATTTCTGTTTTTCCATCCATTGATGTATCTGTAACAGCTTCTGTAGCATCTACAGTTTCTTCTTCTGGAAGATCTATCTCTGTTGGATTATTTGGTAAACTTTTGTCTATTTCAGCCATGGGCTATTCTATCCTCTATTCTTGATTGATTCAACACCTGAAAGGTGTGTATCAGTTGTTTTGTTAAAAGTCAATGTTGGTGTCATCCATCAACATATCGTTGTATATTCCCCTATCGTAATCACTCATTTGATTCATTTTCTCAATCTCATCTTGTGCAAATTCATAATAGTCTTTTCCTAATCCTGCCGCTGTCATTGCTGCGCCTATTGGATTTCCCATTCTTAATAACTTACCTGCACCAATTCCCATCATTCCTAATCCAGCCATAGGATCTGCTAATGCTTCTGGTAAACTCTCACCTTGATCCATATTTTCTTTTACTGTCATAGCAGTTGTAGCTATTCCTGCAGGTGCTGCTAATTTTTTTATTAATCCAGTTAATAATTTATTACCTGTTTTATTTAAAGCTACTCCACCTACTGCAGTCGCAGCCAATGGTTCGGGATTATCTGCTGCCCATTCTAAAAGATTTGATTGCGAAGCAACATCATCGGTTCCTGTTTTTACAATTGCACCGATAGTTGGATTATAAGTTATAGCGGCTTCTGCTTCACCACCTAAACCACTTGTTCCAAGATAAGCTAATGCTGCAGCGGGGATTGCGGTCTTTGCTTTGCCAAAGTTTTTAAACATGTTAAGCACTTTAGATTTTTCTGGTATAGGAGCTTTGTCTGCGGTTGTTACTCCTTCTATTTTTTTTGCATTTTCTAATGCTGATATTTTTCTTTCAAAATCTTTTCTTTCTTTTCCAGTCATGTCTTTAAATATTTCATTTTTTCCTTCTAAACCAGCAAAAGACATTTTATAATTTCCGGCTTTAGGTTTAAACTCACCTGTTTCTGGATTTACTTCAAAATAACCTATTTGACCTTTATAATCTTTTCCTAAAGTATTGATTGCATTGTTAACATTAAGTTTTGCTTTTGCATTTAACTCTACAATTTTCTTTTTATAACCATCTGGTTTATTTTTTATTAACTCTTCTTGTTCTTCTGCAATGTTTTGTCCAGTTATATTAAAACCTTCTAACTTTCTGTTCATTTGTGCAGGAATTTTAAAAGTTGTTTTTGTACCTGGTTTAGCAGATTTAATTAAGGGGTAGACGTGACTAAATTGAGTTCCTGTTTGTCCCGATCCTTTTATAGAAATATTAGAACCTTGAGTTTCTCTAATTTTTTTATCTCTAATAATATTAGCTAAATTAGGATCTTTAAATCTTCTTTTACCTGCAAAAGGAAATTTTAAATTAGCTCTTTCTGTTTCTTTACGAGTTAAAATTTTTACACCACCTTCTTTAACATTATTTAATTTTCCTTCTCCTCTAAAATCTTTTTTGGTCCATCCTTCATATTTAGGATCATTAATAATTTCTTGAATTTCTTCAGTAGTTCTCATGACATACTGATTTTTTTGTAATGGATTATTATAACTATAAGTTAAAGCCACGGTTTTTATCTACCCCAAGGATTATTGCCTGCACCTGTGGAAACACTACCTTTATTACTACTGCCCATATCGGCTCCACCACCTTTTCCGCCACCACCGCCGCCACTAGACTTATTACTACTAGACTTATTACTTTTACTTGAACCACTCCAACCTGTAGAAGTGTGTGGGTTAGGATTTCCTCCAGTGTATCCTTTGTCTTTACCATATTTAGAATTAGGATTAACTATAGATGATCCAGTTTTAGAATCATTTTTAGAAGCATTTTTATTAATATCATTTTCTCGTTTATCTAGTCTATCTTGTATCTTTCTAGTTTCTTTTCTAGTTTTTGCTGAAGCAATTTGTTTTTCAATTTCTTTTTGTACTTGTTTGTTTTTAAATTTGTTAATGCCCATAGTGCCTAAGAATGCAAATGGATCACTAAAGCCCAAAGTTTTAAGTGCTTTATTAATTATAGTATTTTGACCCATTGTTGCTATATCAGAAAGACTAAAATTTAAAGCCTTATCAACTAAACCTGCTAGTATTCCTTCAGCTTCTTTTTTCTCTTCAAAAGAAGGAGTGTACTTACCACCAAACGGATCTTCTACATCTGGATCTTGAGCAAATCCAATACTTGGAGGTGCAGTTAATATCCCTGTTTGGTTTGTTAAGTTTGGTGCACCAGTAATTTGAAAGTCACCTATGTTACTTGGTTTAGAAAGATCTTCAATTGATATTGATTCATCTACAGTTGTAGATGGACCGGCAATGTCTCTCATGTTTGGTCTATCTATTGTTGTAATACCACCTTTTGGTGTTGAAGTTATTTGACCTCTATTTCTGTCTGTAATTCCTCCAACTAATCCTTGTTCTTCAGAAACTATTCTAGAATCACCTGTAGGATTTCCTCTGTCAATAAAATTTTCATTAACAGATATTTCTTCTCCTGCAATATCTCTCATGTTAGGTTTACCAAATCCTGTACTTCCTAATTCTTCAGAAACTATTCTAGAATCACCTGTAGGATTTCCTCTGTCAATTATATCTTCATTAACAGGTAGTTCAGTTCCTGCAATATCTAACATGTTAGGTTTGTCTGATGAAATTATTTTTTCTAATGTAGTTTTAGGAGTTATCTGACCTCTCATGCTTTCTTGACCTGATAGATCATTCATAGCTTTTATTTCTTCTAATGTTAAATTTCCTTTATCTGCATTTGCAGCAGTAATACCTTTATCGATTTTTGTATTTCTAGTTTTTTTATTTTTTATATCAAAGATTGATTCACCCCCGCCGTCTCCGCCGCTTCCTCCACCTGAAGGTGGTGTAGATCCTGGTGGTGTAGTTGGTGGTGTTGTAGTATTTGGATCATATAAACCTAATCCCGATAATCGATCCGCGATTTCTTGGTCAGTATAACCATACGAGTTCATTGAAGTATAAATATTTAATGCTTCACCTGTTAAAGGTGAACCACCCATAAACAAACCTTGTCTTTTAGGTATCATCATCGATCCAATCCCACCGCCGTTCGCGTACCCCATAGCTTCTGTATCTGGTGGTACATACTGATCGTGGTATTGGTGATAAGTTTTATCTCCGTAAGTCATTCCACCTTGTGCTAATTTTTGTATAGCGATCATTAGACCGCCGTCTTTGTAACCTTTGGACATAGCTTCTTTTACAGCTTCACCAAACTCAAATCCTTCTTCATCCATAAGTCTTTCAACTTCTTTTGAAATGTCTGATTGTGTATATTCTTCGTCCATTAATAATAGGTCCTATTATGTGGTATTGAAACTTCGTCCCGCTCATCTTCTGGATGGCCAACGAATCCTCCTTGTCGGAATCTCATTACCGCTTGTGTCATACTATCCACCAAATCATCATGATCTCCATAAGGAAATGATGCACACTCTTCAATCACCTCTTCTGCGAACTTTTCGTCCGGCGCCCAAATTTGGCCACTCTCAAAGAGAGGGGACACAGCGTTAACTCTAGCATGTTTATCGTTACCTTTGCTAGGAGTGTAATTTATAACAGGTATACCCATTTTTCGCAACTCATATGTTAGTGGTAATCCTGAAGCTTTAGCCTCCACGATCACCGATTCTGGTTTCCAATAATCATACTGTTCTTTAGCTAGTTTACGTAGTTCTGGAAACTCTAGTCTATCTTTAATCGCATCGAGTAAAATTAAATTTGGAGCGGCGTCATCGGATTCATGAAATACACCCCAGGTAGTGATTGCAGAATAGTCGGCAGTTTCTTTTTTTAAAAATGCAGTATCATAAGATTGTATAACATGTTCTAATCTTGGAATATAATCACGGTCCCATTTCCGCCACCATTCTCTTTTAATCAACGATCCTTCTTCAGAGGTTGGGTTTTGCATCCACTGTGCATTCCATTTACCAATACTAAGTGAAGCTTTAACAGATTCTAATTCAGGAAGTTTCCAATACTCAGGCCATACAGGTTTATTACTTGGAAGAATTGCAGGGAACTCAATTACTTCCCACTGATCTGATTTTAATTCTTTTTGAGATTTTAATAACATACCAGTTAGATCTTTCATATTCCATCTTGTCATGACGACAACAATAGCTCCACCAGGTTGAAGACGTTGTCGTGGTCCTGATGTATACCACTCGTAAGCTCGTTCCATTGCAGTCATATTAAGTGCATCTTGCTCAGAATGTGGATCATCAATTATAAGTAAGTCCGCTCCACGACCCGTTATTGCAGATCCAACACCAGCTGCATAATATTCACCGCCTTGTTCTGTTTCCCATTTACCAGCTGCTTGACTGTCCTCTCGTAACCGGGTCGAGAATACTTGTTTGTATTCCTGGGAGTCCATTAAAGTTTTAGCTTTACGACCAAAGCGGATCGCGAGTTCAGTTGTGTGGGTCGTTTGGATAATTTTTAAATTAGGTCTACGCCCTACCATCCAAGAGGGTAAGAGGTAAGACGCAAACTCTGACTTAGTATGCCTTGGTGGCATATTTATAATTAGTCTTTTGATTTCACCTTTTGCAAGTTTATTAAACTTGTCAGCAATTTCTTTGTGATGTTTACCTTCAATAAATTCTGGCCATACATGTTTTACAAAACTCAAGAAGTCATCGTGGACTTTGGACTTGGTTTTCTTTTCAGAAAGCTTTAATGCAAGCTTTAGAAATTGTTTTTTAACATCAGGCGGTAATCTGTTTAGTTTATCTTCATCCATAAAAATTTTTTGTAAAATTTTTTTATAATATTTTTTGACACCCTTTTATTCTCATTTTGGTTTTATACCATGTCTATGTCTAAATCCAACCTTATATACTAAATTATTTTGTGACTCCTACGCAAAAGGGGTGGTGGGGGGTTTGTTTTTATAGATACATGTAAATCGTTAGGGACCCCTCGAGGCGGGGCGGGTGGGCCCGTTAGGTTACAAGTTGGGGTGGGCCCGCCCGCGAACAGGAATATCGGTGAGCTATGCAGTTATTGCATGGGATAATGTGGGATAGTGTATGCACAGAGTGCATACACTATTGAATTGTATTAGTCTAATAATACATAATATTGATCGGTAAAGTATTGCTGAAACCAAGTAATACCTTTTTGCATATTGTTATAATCCTCGGTTGCCTCACAACCAATGATCGTGTCATAGATTGCAACTGCAAACGCAGGCAACTTACAAGATTGAGTAAATGTTTCATCACTAAATCTATTATGAATAGTCATTTCTTTAGTAGGATCGGCACCAAAAAAACACTTATCAAATGGTTTAGGTATTATGTAAGTCTTGTTATTGTATTTAATTGTTTTCATTCTCACTCCTTTATTGTTATGGGACAATCTAACATAGATTGTCCCATTGTGTCAAGCATTAATATTTATGCTCTTGCTCGTTGTCCTCTGTCATTTCTTTGTTAAACTTCTCCATAGCGTCTTTAGTAATTTTACCATTTTCGTCAGCCATTTGTTCTAGTTCCTCAATGGAGTAGTTCCACCAGTATTGATTTGTCATTCTCACTCCTTTATTGTTATGGGATAATATAACATTACTCCCTTACATTGTCAACCCTTTTAATTGTATTATATTTCCACCCATAATTAGTTTCTTCACTCACTTTCTCATAACCTCCACTCTCTCGCCTGTGTCTGATAAACTCAATCGGTCGACCATGCTCAATGTTTTCCATGTTATGACTTAACCATTCTAACTTACATGTCTGACTACAAAAATATGCGTCGCATTTAATTGGAGTCCAACCATATCTATTTGGTTCTGGATTTATTGTTGAATATGCATAGCGACCTCTAATCACGCCTCTTGATTTTAAAAATCTATCTTGTGTGGGATTAGTATGACAATTAGGGCCTTGGCAAAAATGTTTATTAGGCATTAATTAACACCCCCTGTTATCCATATCTGACCTGTTGCACATCTATAATTATCTGCGTCTAAATCATAGTAAGTCATATATCTTAACTTGTTTGATATCTTATCTCGGACAACTTTACACTTATGATCCCATTTTGCTTTACGAGTTATCTGTCTTGTAGTCTTGCCGTCTTTTAGTTTTTTTCTCTCAACTCCATTGTGAGTAAATGGTCTATAAGTAATTATAAATTTACTACCAATGTTTAGTGTATCTTCTATTTTCATTCTCACTCCTTTTGTTATATGGGATAATCTATCATAGATTATCCCATAGTCAATAGTTAATTTAAACTTTCTTCATATTTTTTTCTAGCCAATATCTTCGCCTCTCTTGATTGATTTTTATTCTTCATACCTTTAATCATACTTGCTAGATTACTAGGATTATAAACTGTAAGACCTGTTGAGTTAGTTCATAATTGTATCAATCCATTTTTGATGATTAACAACTAGATTACCTTTTGCAATTCGCCATGCCTCAAATTGTTTGTACTCATCTTTAGTGCATGCGATTGCTCTTGAACGACAGTAAGATGTTCCAATGACATCAAGATAATATTGGTCATTAAAAGTTTTAGTCATGCCAATTTCTTCGCCACGATAACCACTATCGCCTAATGCTTTCATACATGCCTCAACATGTTTTGTTTTATGTGGGTTGTCTTGGTTTTCATTTTGTTGAGCATAGATATCTGGGTTGCAATCCATAGCTTTTAAATCTTCTCGGTAATATGCAAACGCAAACTTTTTACCCTCCTCCCTATCATACTCACTACCATTTAGATTACCAAACAAACCAAAATCAAAGTGTGATTTAACTTGATCGTTCATATCGTTTCGTTCTTCGTCTTTGTCAATCTCACTATCATCTTTAGTGTAAGCAAAGTAAAAGCATTTATCTTTTGCTACAACATCACAAGGACTTCCATATTTCTTTTTGAAGTGTCTTAATGTTGCAACATCATCTGTTGGATATGATCTCTCAACAACTTCTTTTGCAAGTTCACTTGCCATTGTATATTGTTGGTCAACATTTTCCCTTGCTTGAAGATATGCCTCTTTCTCTTGAGTGTCCTCATTCTCAAAGACATCTTTTATTTTATTAAAGAGTTTGTTTCTTAACTCTGTATTCATTCTTATTTTACTCATTTTCACTCCTATTTAGTTTAATTAACATATGGGAATATATATCATAATAAAAATACTTGTCAAATCTTTTATTTATTTTTTTTTTGGGGTGGGCCCGCCCGAGAACAGGAATATGGGACTCGCGTGTAGGTTGAATAAAAATTAATTATTTAATTGACTTGACATTTATTATGGGATATTCTAATAGTATATATAACCAAGGAGTAAAAAATGAGTAAATACTTTGTAATAAAAAAAACTAAATACAATTATCCGAATGAACATTATAGATTTGATATAGTCAAAGATTCGGAATTTGATTTAGAAAAAGCTACAAAAATATTGTTAGCATATGAAACAATTAATGACAATGAAGATGTTAGTTTTCATTTGCAACAGGTTGATTTGCTTTTAACTAAATCGGATACTCAACCTTTAGTATTAACTGAAGAGGTAGCGTGAGTATATTAGAAACAATTATAGTATTTGAGATTTTGTATTTTATACAATACATGATCACAACCTAATTCCCTTTTGAGCGTTACGGAATAAAAAACTCAAACGCTCTGGATATATAGTCTGTACCGGTCCTGGAAGAGAGCCATTGGACCGGTGCTGATCCCAGATCCAATGACGTCTAAACCATTGGATCTGGGATCAGTGGCACCTGATAAGGTGATAGGCCCTGTTGCAACTTTAAACAATAGACTCCGGGCCTCATTCCACTGGTCAAAATTAGCTGGACCAATTGTCAAGTACACTCTTTGAGTTTTCCGGATTGGTCCTGCTAATAATAAAAAAATTAAAATGATAGAGAGCGAGCGAGCCAGCGAGCGAGCGGGTGGGCCCGCCCGTAAACAGGAATATGTAGTTGTCAAGAAAAAAAAACTATTGACTTATTTAATTATGGGATTATATAGTAGTTAACAAAGGAGCGAGAAATGAAAGTAAAAGAAGCAAAACAAATTACCGGATCACTAACAAGAACCTCAAAGATGCCTGGCCTAAGTTACAGCTTGCCAGCGTGGGAGTGTAAGACCGGGGCAAAGCTGCGGAAAATTCCCGGCTCAGTGTGTGCGGGCTGTTATGCCTTGAAGGGTAACTATACCAGATATCCAGCAATTAAAGCAGCGCAATATGTAAGACTCGAAGCCCTGAAGGACCAGCGATGGATCGCTGCGATGGTGGCGCAAATCATCAGGCAAAAATATTTTAGATGGCACGACGCCGGAGACATCCAGGACGCCGTCCACCTTCAAAAAATCTTTAGAGTGTGCGAGCTCACCCCTGAGACCAGCCACTGGATACCAACCCGGGAAGCGCAATTCTTAAAAGATATAGATCCTGAAACAGTTCCAAAAAATTTAATAATTAGAATGTCTTCTCACATGGTGGACCAGGGGCCAGTTAAATTTTGGCCTTGGACGTCAACCGTGACAAGCGGGCAGGATGCATCCTGCCCGGCTCCTACTCAGGGCGGCCAATGTAAAGATTGCCGGGCTTGTTGGGATAGGTCGACACCAAACGTCTGTTATGGTAAACACTAACAATGAATTGGAAGCACCCCACATATTACAAGGCCCTGGAGAAGCAGCGAAAAGAATTTGAAGCTAGCGAGCGAGCGCAAGCCGACAAGCGTGCGAGCGAGCGAGCCAGCAAGCGGAAGGTCACGAGCGGTTCGCGAGCAAGCAAGAAATAATATGACCCCAATCGTCTTGGGCCACAGGCGGGACTTCTCGATGGTCCTCAAGCAGACCGAGGATCGAGGCTGATCCATAAAGTTTTACGGATCGAGGAGAGCCCTTCGGGCTTTGTCCAACCAATATAAAATTACGTTTTGTCATGGTAGAATGAAACAGTATTTGATGGGGTGAAAAGTGTATTTTATTGTCGTGTATTAACTTCAGCTCACACATAAAAAAACCACAAGTATCGTGGTATCCCAACAGATCTGGTGTACCAAATGATGACCAAGACTCTAGTCTTGTCCACTTAATTTCAGGTGTATTTTTCTTTAATAACTTCCAAAGATCAGACTCTTTTTTCATCGTTCACACCGTTGTTTAGAAGCGTTCTCATGTACATTGACTTGTACGTCAAGTTACGTTATAAGTCAAGTTATGGGAGTGCCAGCAAAATTAACAGAGAGACAAATAAAGTTTGCAGAATTGCTAGTTTACAATGAGGGACGTATGTCCCCAGCGGAATGTGCAAAGGAAGCAGGCTATAAAACTAGACCTAGACAGGCAGCTAGTGAGTTAAGAAACCCAAAAATATCTCCGTTGGTAGTCAGGTATATAGGTGAATTAAGAGCAGAAGTTCAGGAGAAGTATGGCATATCATTTGAAAGACATATTACAGAGCTTGCAAAAATTAGAGATGACGCTAGAGCAAAAGGTGCCTGGAGTGCTGCAACCAATGCTGAAGTAGCACGTGGTAAAGCAGGTGGATTGTATGTAGATCAGAAATTAATTATGACAGGTAATATAGATAATTTATCTGAACAAGAATTAGAATCTAGAATGAAAGATATATTAAAAGATCACAAAGATATTATAGAAGGTACAGCAGTAGACATCCACACAGAAGAATCTGAGATACCAGAAAATATAAAAAAGCTAAATTAAATTTTTTTTCTTGAAATAGTAGTGCCAGATTTAACTCCTTGAGGGTCGGGTCCTTTGACTGGTGGGATTTCTTTCCACTTAACATTAGGCATATTTTTAACCAAGGTAGGATTAAAAATTCTATTAAAGTTTTCTTTGTAGGTATCATTAGTTGGTCTTGATCTACCATCGAATCTAAATTTTTTAGACTTCATTTCTTTCTCTTTGCGAATGTTGAAACATTGGTTGGTTTTGGTCCTTTGTTAGATACTGCTCTCTTTCTTCTTACTGCAGATGCTTTTTGTGATGAGCTCATTGATCTTGCTTTTGCTAGAGGTACACATTTTGGATATTTTCTTTTTGAACCTTTGGTAGATTTTCTTCCACATGGTTGATACTTACCATTCTTTTTGGGTGCACCTATGTCAACCCATTTATCATCTAACCATTTTTTTAGACCGCTCATCTGATTGCACAGCCCATGCCTTTGCTTGTAAGTCCACCACTTTTCATTTTCTTACGACCTACTTTGCCTTTGCAATATTTAGAAGCCCAAATATTTGCATATGCACTGGGATAAACGTCAAATTTTTTCTTTGCGGCAGCTTTGCCTGCTGGACATAGTTTAGCCATTATTTAACTTTGCCACCTTTTTTAAGAAAGCCCATCTTATTTCTAACTTGTTTAGGGAGTTTTTTTAATCCCTTTGATTTTTTACCTTTTGGTAATGGTTTTAATTTTTTCATATGTTTATTTTCTCCATTTTAATTATACACCCAATTGGGAATACGTTTCTATCAGAGAATAATTCCTCATTCTCTTCGTAACTGGCAAATGTTTTAACATTTTTTTTATCTTTGTTAAATAAATAAGCCTGAGTAATCATAACACTTGGATTAAACTTTGTAAACTCCTCTGATGTAGCGTGCCCGCTGTCACCTGTGATATCCAACCATGTTATAGAATAAAAATAATATTTTTTATTCTTAATTACAACATGTCTATACTTAGATTTCTTTCTGGATTTTGGCATACAGATTTTTTACTATAAGAGAAATATTTAGGCAAATTTTTTATTTTTGAAAACAAAAAAATCCCCGCGCGCAGAGTACATAGAATTGGCGTAAAACAGTATGTTGTGCCACGGTGTGCCACTGTAAATTGACCCTCTGGCACAGCTATTACTTGCTAATACCAACACTAATAAGCCAAAAACACCCTTTGTGCCACTGTGCCACCGACTTTTTTTTGATAGAAAAAAAAACTT